TCTATTGAAGCACCAGCTAGTGGTTCAGATAGAACAATTACATTTCCAGATGCAACTGGTACTGTAGATACTACAGGTAGAGCTGGTAATATTTTACAAGTTGTACAGACATCAATTACTTCAAGAGAATCTATGTATGTAACTGCGAGTTACACAGATTGTCCCGGACTATTCAGTATACAAATAACACCTCAAGCTAGCACTAGCAAGATACTTGTTATGGCTATGATTAACCAAAAAAATTATAACCAACATTTTGGTATGAGGTTTATAAGAAAAGTTAGTGGAGCTGCTGATACTGTTCCGTCTGGTACACTAGGCGATGCTTCAAGTAGTAGAACCCAAAGCACTACTGGTAATATTTATAATATTGGTTACGCTGGCGTTGATAGTAACATGTCTATCCCAATAAATATTGTAGATCATGACCACGCAACAACAAGTACAATAACTTATCAGCTGCAAGCACACAACTCCAATAATGCTTATTATATGTACTTTAACAGTTCACATGCTGATACCGACGCATCATATTCTTATAGAGGAATTTCAACAATTATAGCTATGGAGATAGCAGTTTAACAATTATGGATCATGCAGCAATCTACAAAGCTTACAAAGGCATTGTAGTATCAATATCCGATAAACTCGGAGCGTTTGACGCAAGTGGTAATTCAGTTACGCTTGACCAAACAAAAATAGACGCAGCTCGTAAAATACTAGACGAAGAAGCTGCAAAAGTAAAATATAGAACAGATAGAGTAGGGTTACCTGTTAACCCAGAAGGAACAGTCTACGCATCTATCGGAGATCAGCTAGATATGTTATACAAAGATATAGTAGCTGGCACACTAACAACAAGCGGAACTTGGGCTACTCATATTAAAGCAGTTAAAGACGCACATCCTAAACCATAGGAGGTTACATGTCTACTTTAGTAACAACTAATTTAAAAAATCCGTCATCATCAGGTAATAATATTGTACTTAATGCTGACGGTAGTACAACACCCGGACTTGGTAAAGTATTACAAGTTCAACAGGTATCAAGCACTGCGGTACAGTCAACACAGTCAACCAGTTTTGTTGACGTACCGGGGATGTCTGTAAGCATTACTCCTACTTCAGCAACAAGTTCGATACTATGCCATGCAAGCATAGGACTTAGTTGGGATGGGGAAGGTTATATTCAGTTAGTTAGAACAGTTAGTGGTTCTACCTCTCTTGTAGGATCTGGTCAGTCATCAACATATCATGGTTTTGGTGGTGGTTGGAATGGTAGCGGTGGTGGTACATATACATATGGACTACTACAACAAAGCACACATACGCTTGATGCTGCCGTAAACACTACAGCACACACTTATCAACTTAAGTGGATGCAATATGCTGCTAATCGTATTGTCATGAACGCATCTTACTATGCTGCTTTTGGTGGTGGAGGTTATAGTAATGCTAGCTATACCCCTTCTGGTTTTTCAAGTATTACACTTTACGAAATAGGAGCATAATGGTTACAAGAATAGATACAGATGGTATCAAAGATCTTGCTGTAAAAACAGCTAAGATAGATAATGATGCTGTTGGCCCAGATCAACTTGCAGATACAGCTGTAACGGCTGGTAGTTATGGTTCTAATACACAAATCCCTGAGATAACAGTCGACGCTCAGGGACGTATTACAGCAGCCAACACAGCCGCAGTAAGTATCCCTGCTGGTACAACAATAAACAACAATGCGGACAACAAGCTAATCACTGGCTCTGGTTCTGCTAATACATTAGAAGCTGAATCTGATCTTACTTTTGATGGAACTACATTAAAAATTAATGGTGGTCTTTTAGAAGTAGCACATACATCTTGTCACATTGACTTTATGGAAACTTCTACCACAAACCATAGATTAAGAAATGGGTCTGGTAATTTTCAGATACAAAGAATAAGTGATGACAAAAATACAACAACAACTCAGTTTTTAGTTGATGGTGGTACTGGTGCTGTAGAGCTACACCATGAAGGCAGTAAAAAGCTTGAGACAATTAGCACTGGTGTTAATGTAACAGGTGGTGTAAGACTTGGCGGTAATAATACTGCAAATGAACTTGATGACTATGAAGAAGGTACTTTTAGTGCTCATGGATATGACACAAGCGGAACTCAGTTTAGTACTGGTCTTACTGGAAAGTATACGAAGGTAGGAGAGATAGTTCATTTGTCAATATTTTTCTTTGCCTATGGAGGTACAGCTAACCAATCTATGGGTTCTTTTAGAAACTTACCTTTTGCAGGTATTAGTGAACCACATGCAACAGGAGTTATTTGTAGATTCTCTGGCGGTAACAATGTAAATATTGAACATGAAGAATCTTGTTACCTTTCTCAAGGTGGTACACAAATTAGAATGAAAGGTAACTATGGCACAGGTAGTAGTAAAAATAACGTACTAAGTTTATCTTATAGAACAACATCATAACATGGCATTATCAGAATCAATAGAATACGACAAAATAGAAGTTGTCGGTAAACATAAAGCAGTACAAGTCCGCAAAGCAACAGTTATTGAAAAAGATGGCAAAGAGCTTACAAGGGCTTTTGAAAGATATGTACTATATCCAGACTCAAATATAATTTCAGAACCTAATGAGGTTCGTGCTGTATGCAATGCAGTCTGGACACAAGAGGTCAAAGACGCATGGAAAGCCTCCCAAGGATAAAGCTTCCCAACGTAACACCAATACAAACCCCGTCATTACCTCTCCCTACAGCAGATGTTCCCTCATATCAACCTTTGGTCGTACCTCCGCAAGATTTACGAAGACCCAAAGGCACAGAGGAGGTGCGGACAGAAGAAAACCCACCACCAAAAATACACTTCCCACCCTTACCTAGTATCACTTTACCTTCGCAAGAAGTCTTAGTCGCCGCATCGGTTACTGCTGTAACTGCTGTAGCAGCTGCGACTGTTACACAACCTGTAATCAATGCGTTAAAGGATAGAATACAAAAGTTCTTACAAGGCAAGATTAACAAATGGAAACAAAACCGCCAGAAAAGAAAGGCATCCTCAAAAAAATAAAAGAGAATGTAGATGACCATGACGAACAGATGCAAATACTAGGAGCCATGGTGCGTCTAGGAGTAGTTATCTGGTCTGGTTTTATCATTACACTAAACTATGTTGAACTACCTATGGTCAAAAAGACTGGAGGATCGTCCGATATCACGTTCGTCGCCTCGATTTTTACGGGTGCACTAGCCACGTTCGGGCTGTCTACAGGTAGAACAAAAGGTGAGAAAGACAAACAACAACCAAAACAATGAAGAAACTAATTCTTCTCTTAGCCCTGTTATCACCCGCAGTAGCAAGAGCTAATACTGTTACACCCCAGTTTACTACAGGGTCTATGAACAGTACAACTACAACAACTCAAACTATCGTAGAAACGGAGCAAGTACAAGTATTCGGTGCGAATGTAAACACTTGGTCTGGAACTAACATAACGGCATCTGCGAGTGCCGGTATTGCCGGTGGTGATGCAGTATTTACAGTTACTGACAACACATTACCATGGAGTTTAGAAACAACAACAAGAGCAGCAGGCGTAGTCGAGCAGCGAGATTATACACGCAACTACACAATAAACTCTACTACTACATCGCTCTCTGTCTTCTCTCAGTAACACCTGTATACGCTGAAGGAGATACAGTTAACAAATCAAATCCTGTAGCAGCAGCTACGGGTAATGTGACGAACCAAGCCGTACAGTTTCAAAACAACGGTGCGTCGTCACGTCAGGTATACGGCCCAAACATACAATGTAATGGGTCTACTATGACGTTTAGTCCCTTTTATATGGGTAACGATACTAACCCAGAAACTGAAGATGGTTATGTTATCAACGAGAACTGGGGCTTTCAAGTTAACTTTATGGTTCCGTTAGATCGTGAAGGTCTACGGCAATGTAAACGTATAGCTAAACGTCAAGAAGAAAAGATGCGACTAGACTATGAGCTAGTGCGTGCATTAAAATGTGCAGAGTTACAACAACGTGGCTTTACGTTTCATCCTCGATCAGAGATGAAAGTACTATGCCAAGACATTGTACCAATATCTGCCCTACAACCACCTAAAAAGAAAAAGAAATTTTGGCAACGATGAGCACACTAACAGATCAAAGAGCAGCTAGAGAAGCAGCTGCAAAAGCAAAACCTAAGAAAAAAACAAAAGCAAAGCGTGACGAGCATGGACGTTTTGTAAAAGATGAAGCAGACCTAGATACACCATCATTATGATTGCACTTATTAAACCTATACTGTTCAAGTTTTTGGGCAGCACAGCTGTAAAGCAGCTTGTAGTAAATCTACTAGAGGCATACAGTAAGACTACTGATAACACAGTAGATGACAAGCTAACAGCTCTTGTCAAGAAAAACTTATTACCAGAATAATATGGAGAATCCAAGGGTTATACCCAAGAAAGCAACCGAAGAGAGTTTTAACGAGCTACACTACCTTGTTACAGAGGACTTTCTACGCAGAATAAAGAGTGGAGAAGCAACAGTACAAGAT